CCCCTAGTATTCGCTATTCGCGAATAGCGATTACTCGTCAATTTTAGTAATGACGTATGTAGTTACGGTAGAAGATTCGTCTTCTTCGGATTCATCTTCGTCAGACTCTTCGTCTTCAACATACTCAATCCAGTCATCAGACTCTTCGTCGTAGACATACCAAGTATCAATTTCTTCGTCGTACCAATACCAAGCATCGGTATCTTCATCATAAACGTAGTCATCATCTTCGTCTTCGTCTTCGTAAGACACTGCTTCGTAATCAACAGCCCAACCATGCTCTTGCTGGAACGCAACGAACTCTTGGATGATTTGTGCTTTATCAAAATCAGTGGTGTGGATGACTAATTTTTCGTCGTCTTCAAAACCCCAAACAGAAATATCAATTTCAACCTTGTACATTTTTAACCCCTTAAAAAATTGGTGCAGCCCAATGCCGCAAAACAATCCTACGGAACCTCTATGACGTTTGCAAGGCTAATAAAAAAGGGCCCCTTTTGGGGGCCCCCATTTGGTTATTTAAAACCAAATTATCAGAACGAACCAGAGGAACCAAAAACACCCAATGGATCAGAGAACCCGAACGAATAACGTTCACGGGCTTTGTAACGCACGTTGCCGGTATCAAAGTCGCCGTCCATGCTGTTAGCCAGCGGTGTACGAACGAACATTTTCAAACCGTTAGGTACGTCTGTCGTCAAGAACCAAGCATTGGTGTCTGTCAAGTAGTGGTTGACAGTGTAGCCTTCAGGGATTGAACCGTTATTCTTGATTGCGTTAATGTCGTTGTTGTTTGTACCAACGCGCAACTCAGTTTCGAGCAAGCGGGTAGCAACGAACATCAATGCAGGCGGAATAATCAGCTTGCGTGGTTTAGCAGCAATCAACAGGCCACGCTCATCAGTCCAAGCAGCGATACCAATCACGGCGGCTTCCAAAGAAGTCTCGTTCAAGTCGGCTTGAGTAGCAGGAGTGTTGGCGTTGGTACCACCGTTGACCAAGGGGTGTGCAGTGCTAAAAAGAGCAACGCCATCACCGCCGGTATAAGCAGCAGAGAAGCCGTTGTTCAATGTAGCAGCAGCTTTTACCTGCTTGGTATATGCCATTGCACGAGCCAAACCTTTGGTGTAGCGAGCAGACAAGGAGTCGTAGAGGTTATCTTCAACTGCTTCTTCTGTGATCGCAAAGCCCAAGGCAATGGTTTCGTGGTTGTAGCGTGCTGTGAAAGCTTCTTGTGCATTGTCATAAGCGATGGCTGAGCCCTCGTTCTTAACAGGTGCAGCAGAGAAACCTGAAAGTTTCGTTTCTTCTTCAAAAGAACGCTCAGAGGTTTCGATTTCATAAATTTCTTTATGTTCTTCACCGTAACGTGCGTACTCCAGACCAAACAATGCATTCAGTCCGGGAAGGAGTTCTTTTAACAGTTGTGCGCGTGAAATAGCCATTTAAGTTACTCCTTAAGCTGTTTGAGTACCAAGAGCAGTGTAGTACGAGTGGACAGCGAAGTTGATCTTGCAAAGAACTTCCTGATACTGTGTAAACACCATCGTGGATCCGGTTGGAATAACGGTAGCCGTAGCAGCAGCGCCGCCAGCATTAACTACCCCGTATTGGGCATTGACAACTACTGATGTTGCGCCAGCAGAAGCTGCTGTAGAAACCCAGTTTGCTGTACCAACGTATTGACCGTTTGCTGCTAAGAAACCAACCGCAGTACCCACTGGGAGTGCTTGCACTGTGTTACCAGTAGCTGACAAAGTCAAAGTTGTTGTGCCTGAAGACCATGTTGCTGTTCCCAAAGGAATAGCTGTCTCTTGAACCATATCAACAATACGGACAGGTAAAGCAGCGGTTGTGGCAGCAGAAGATGCCAAAATGCCGTTTGACGAGTTACCAGTATTGGTGCTACCAGCCAAGTTAGAGACGGTCATATTAAGACCAATCATTGCAGGTGACGCTGAGCCAATAGTTGTGCCGCCTTGAGTGGTAACAACAGCCGCTCTAAAGACCGTATCAGGATCATCAGTCACGATAGCAACTCCGTCTCCAGCTAAAGTCGAAGCGGGCCAGTATTGGCTAAAACGTTTTTGCTTGGTTACTGGGTCTGTATAAGAACAGCCCAAGAAAATACCCACAGCACCGTAACCAGCCGCACCGGTGGAAGCAGAGCCGCCATCAGTAACTGCTAAGCGGGTAACAAAACCGCGAGTGATTGCTACAAAATCGCCATAGAAAATGTTGGTAGCGTATCCGTATTGAACGGGGATATTACGGGTAGAACCCGCAAACACCTGACCACCAATCAAGTTCACCGGCTTTAGCCCGTAAGGGCCACTAATCGTCGGAAAAGCCATTTGAGACTCCTTTATTTTGAACCAGAACCAAATCCGCTTCCTCTGCTGACTGTCGATTGTCTTTCGGCAAACAGCGGCATACGCGGGTCATTTTGTCGCATGAAATTATTGTCCACAGATTGAATCTGGGCTTTATTCTGCTCTTCAAAGTACTCTTTGATGGAAGCGAGTCTGTCGGTTGGCATCTTGCAAAGCATGAGTCCACCAATTTCCACGTTGCCATTAGCAGCACCTTCAAGCATAAGCTCAGGGTGATCTGTTGCCTTAACCGGTTCCCAGCCATCGCGCATTTTGCGAGATACGTTGGTCGGGTCTGAAGCACCGAGAATGTGTGTCGCTATCCAGCGATACGACCATCCGGGTTCAGGTGTTGGATCGGGCAGAGTGCTCGATGGCTTATAGACATAACGAGCAGTTTTTTCGCGTGACACTACATCACGAGGGGTACGGTTTTCAGCCATTTGAATTCTCCAATTTTAAAACTTCAGCAACATATTTCTTAGGGTCAAGGTTGTACTTTTTAATTAACGCCGCTTGAGTCGGAGTTAACTGTATTTTCCTTGTTCCAGTCGAACGAGTTGCCGGAGCAACTACTGCTGCCGGTTTTCTACTGGAAGTATCAACCGACCTCGGCCTGTCTTCAGCACCACCGAAAACTTCGGGGAACTTTGACTTCACGCGAGCATCTATTTGCTCGAAATAATCATCACTGCGGGGATCTACTCCACCGTTGACTAGTTTTTGGTGCAGCCCTAGTGCAAAGCTGGTAACTTCTTCGAACCCGTCTGAGCCAAACCACTGGTTTTTTGCTTGCCAGCGCAAGGTTTTTTCGTCAGCTCGCACCGGTTCGGATGCTTGTTGTCGCGGTTGTACCTCATAATTTTCGTTTTGTAAAGCAGGTGGACGGAAATTTTGTGCATTTTGCAACTTTAATTTAGCTTCAAATAGACTTTCCTGTGCGGCAAGTATGGCATCAGTGTCAAAAGCTTCCTGTGCCGCCTTGTATTCCCGCCGAGCTTTGTCCAGTTCCGCTTCGGCTGCGGTCTTGGCCATGACTCCGTACTGTTCTGTACCAGTACTGACGTACTGTTTGAGCTTTTTATTCTCTTCAGACATGTGTTGCGCAATGCGCTCAAGCTCTTGTTTTTCGCGTAACAAGGCTTCTTTGGCGCGGCGCTCGTCATGACGTGCGTGTGTGAGTTCTTTGATTCGGTCTTGAACTTTTTTGCCGTACGAATCAATTTCTTCTTCGGTCGGGTCTTCTACTTCTTTGTCAAGCTTGGGACTGAACCGATCATTTGGGGGTGTATCGTCAACAATTTCAATCTCAACATCGCCCTCTTCGTCTTGCAGAGCTACTTGATTTTTCTTTTCGTCTTCGATCTCGTCTGGGAATTTGTATGCTTCTGGCATGTCGTCTCCTGTTAAGCGCGGGTTAAGCCACGGGGATCATCCACAACAGCATCCACTTGGTCATCATTGATGAGGCGGAACTCTTTGCCGTAAATCTTGAATCGCGTACCAGAATAGGTACGTACAAGTACAAAGTCACCTTCCTTGCACCACGCACCTGCGGGGAACTTGGTGGAGTCTTTATACGCGTCGGGGCCAACTTTCAATACGAACAACACCGTGGTGGCGTGCTCTTCTTGACGCATGGTGGCTGTGTCGCGCACAAGGTCTAGCTCCGTACCAGCAATCTTTTCAGACACTGGAGGAACTGCGCACAATATTTTCCATCCCGTAGGAGTAGGAAGCAGTGTGGCTTTTTCATCGTCAGTTGCGTCTTTGGGAGGCGCGTCTAGTTGTATAACTGCGTCAGGCAGGGCGTACTGCCCCGGTTCAAGAAGTATTTCACTCATTGGATTTTTCCACTTTCTCAGCAAGGTCAAGGAGATGGCGCTCTGCGATGGCTAGACCCTGAATAGTCCCGCAAAGTTTTTGATACTCTTCAAAAGTGCGACATGCACCACCAGCGCAGTCGTCTGCGTAGTTGTTCATGTCGGTGCGTAATTTTTCGCGCAATACGCGTGCGAAGTCTTGGATCATTTAGTTGGTTTCTCCTTTTGTTGATTAAGTTGTTGTTGCATTTGCATCTGTTCACGCTGGCGCTTTAAGTCACCTGCTTTACCCATTGCGGTGATGTTTGCCGTTGTCTTCTGGTTTTGCAGTTGACCGGCTTTGTTCATGGCATCAACTTGAAGACGCTTGTTCTCAAGGTTTAGTTTGCCTTCGACCTCTTGTTTTCTGAGCGCCAGTTCTTGTTGCTTGATTTGCAACTCTTGCTGCTGCATCTGGATCATTGGGTCTTGCGATTGTTGTTGGGCTTGTTGTTGGGCTTGCTGTGCTTGGCTCTGTTGCAATACTTGTTGCGCAGCCTGCGCCATCATTCCTGATAATTGGATCTCCATTTCAGGCGGCAGTTTTTCATCTTCGGGCGGCAGTGGCATACCCATCTGCTGTTCAATCTTCTGGCGATAGGCAAAGCCTACGTGCTCAGCAACGTGAGCCATCATTGCCGCTTGAATCTGCGGAGCTTTAGGGTTCTGGCCAACCAACTGCATGACTATCGGGTCTTGCATTGCCATCATATGAACTTGAATATGGGACTGGTGGTCTTGGTAGAAGAACGCTTTGAGTGGCTCCAGACGTAGTGCCGCCATGTTCTCAGACACAGGATCTTTTGGTTTCTGGTCATCCGGCAAGGGCACGAGCTTGTCAGCATCCTTGATACCCAATACCGCCAACATTTGCCTGTGAAGCTGTGGCAAGTCGTAAATATCTGGAGCCATCTGCGCCATCTGGATCACAGCTTGGTACTGCACAACGCGTTGACTCATAGTCGCTGCGTTTGGATCGCTCACAGGGATGATGTCTACGTGGTCGTAGTCTTCTTTCTTGGCCTTGCGGGTGGCATCAACCGGATCGTAGTCATAGTCAGGGTCTGTGTAGTCGCGGATGATCGCGGCCAACAGACGCAACTCTTGTTTGAATGTGTAGTGCAGACGGGCTTGTACCGCTGACATAACTTTTAGCTGGCGCTCCAATAGAGCCAGTGTCGTACCCACAGGGGCTTGGGCAGACATGTCTGACACCTTCATGTCAGCAGTGGCGGCAAACCTGCGGCCTTCATCTACGATCTTGTCCATCAACCCAGACAAGACAAGGCTTGGTTCTTTATATGGCAGTGGCAGGATGCTGTCGCGCAACACACCAGAGCCAATATCTACATCGCGCCATTCTCCGGGTGCAATCGGTGTGTCGTCTCCCTTGATGCGCATGCCACGGGATTTGAGTCCCCCGGGAAGATTTGAGAGCGTACCCGCGTCGATAAGCTGGCGCATGAGGCTGGTAGCAGATTTGGCATACCCTCCAATGAGATGGAATAGGCCAAAGCCGTACGCTCCAAAACCCGGGATGTATTGATAGTGAACAAAGTGTTGTCGTTTAAGCTCAAGTGGATCGTCCTGTTCCCAGTTTCTACGGATGGCCAGAACAGCGTCCGTGCCTTTTATTAGGGTAACTACGTATGGCCTTGTGATTCCTGTCGGCTCGCCGTCGTCACCCTTGTCTTCATCGCCCTTTAGCACCAAGTCAACATGTGACTCGTACAGCGTGTATCGGTCGTCGTTCAGATCAGAGAAGCCTGTTTCTTTGTCTTTGGCTTTCTTGATGTTGTCTTGTTCTTTGGTCGGGTCAGGCAACTCAATGTCACGATAGAAACCTGCTTGTTGTAGTTTGACAATCTCGTTCTTTGTCTTGCGCATGACGTGCGTCAAGCGGTAGCAGGTATCTAAATCAGACGTGCCATATGGCAGGAGGATGTCCTCTGCCGGTACAAATATTGAAATCTGACGGCCAATGTTGGGGTCGTAGTATACCTTCTTGAACGCTGAACCTGTAGCCGGGAGGCTCCACAACATGCGCTCATGCTCAGGGCGGAACTCGCGCATGACTTCTGTCAGCTCGTAGTTCATGTCTTCTTCAACACGCACAGCCGCTTCTTGCTTGTCTGGAGTTTCTTTACCCAGAATTTTTGTACGTACAGGCCCTTGCGCTGGGAATGTCTCGGTGATTGTCTCTGACTGGAAGCGCACCACAGCCTCGGTAATCATAGGGTGGAACACGCCCGACGCACCGTTCCACGGTTCAGTGCGCTCCTCATACTGGAGGCCAAGGAGTTTGAGTCCTTCCGTGTACGCCTTCTCCCAGTCCTTGCGTGATTGCTTGTCTTGGTCAATGTCGCCTTCTAGTTCAGATGCCATTGACATGATGTCATCTTCTTCCAGTGTCTCGGCTAAGTTCTCGTCAAAGGTGTCGTCCTTACCTTTACCAATACTGATCTCCAAGTCGCCTGCGTGGATGTTTACCGCTTCAGGATCAACAATTTCAATCTCAATGGGTTCCTCGTCTTGCGCCATTGACTCCATACCTTGTGGTTGTTGGAACAGAGCTTTGTCTATATTGGTGGCCATCATTTATCCTTAGTAATACGCCGCAGACCGGCGTTTGAAAAATCGGGGTTCGTCTGGTTCATCCGTGTCAATACGGATAAAACCACCTTGTCTGACTCGCAGCAGTGCTTGGGTGGTCGTGTCAACATAGTCATCGTTCTCTCCCACAGGGAAAGACGCAACCTCTTCTATCACTTCGCGTGCCCAGCGTGTGTCAGGTGCCCACACCAGACCAGATGTAAACATGTCGGCTACGGCGTTGACACGCACCATCTTATCGTTTCCACGGCTCGGTGTAAATTCCTGCACGGGGATGCCCATGTTGCGTAACTCTTGGATCAGTGGCCCACCAGCGGCTTTCTTCTCCACAATGAACGCATCAGGCTCCCACTCTTTGTAATGTTTCAAAGCAGTAATTTTAAGTTCTGGAAATGGCATCCTATCTTTAAAACCATCCAATAAAATTACTTGCGCCGCGTTGTTCTCTTCCTCGTTGTAGAACACGCCCCACGTTGTGCACGCACTGTAGTCAGACGTGCTCTTGGTCTCATGCGCCGTATCCCAGCTCTGGATTATGTACTCACAGTCTGGTGGTGTATCGCTTGGCCAAATGCGCCAGTGCTTTCTGGCAATGATCGCTGAGTTGTCGCTTGTCGGCTGCTGCATGTACTGG